ACAGTTGAGATGCCTCGCAATCAAGTCAATGAAGACTCTATGCAAACGTGTAGCCATGGTTTACATGTAGCAAATTGGAATTACGCTCACACGCAATTTGCAAGCAGCAACCCTGCCACTGATGTTATGTTAGAAGTAGAAGTTAGTCCGAGCGATGTGGTTTCTATTCCTGTAGATTATAATCAATCTAAAATGAGAGTTTGCAAATATAAGGTCTTGGGTGTCGTTGACAGTGAGCATTCATCTGATCTTCGTCTACGAAATACCAATACTCCAACTTACAAAGTTGAAGAGAATTCTGATTCAGATCGTTATAATGAATGTGAAAATTGTGGAATTGACGTAGATTACGGCACTTATTTGTGTGAATCCTGTCAATATGATGAGGAGGAAGAGGAAGAGGAAGAGGAAGAAGAGGATGACGAAGATGAGTATCCTTGGAAGGATGAACTAGATAGGTAATCTTTCTTAATTATGGCCCGCAGTGATTGATATAATGTCCCTGCGGGCTTTTTCGTTGGAGTTTAACATGGCACAGTCAGAAAAAGCAAAAGCTAGAAATAAAAATCATTGTGATGGTGATTGCGAAAGATGCGGCCTTAGAGGTTACGATATGAGCGGCGCTTATTGTGATGTTTGTAAATGTAGCGAATGCTGTGATTGCAAAAAATTAGCTAGTTTGCCACCTAGTACCTCGTAATATACGACACACTTGGGCGGCCGATAGATTATATTTTCTGCATAGATCAGTTTGCTTATAATTGCCCGTGGCATATAGAGAGCGCATTTCTTTAACTTGCTCTGCTGTAATTTTGGATCTGATGGATAATAATTTTTCTTTAACGTGTGTTTTCATTTTCTTACCATAGTTCCCATTAGCTTCACCAAATAACTGAACGCCATACATTGGGTTTCCTTCACCTGCATTTAGTTCACGCATCTTTTGCTTACGCTCGTCAGTCCATTTAGTACCGGACACACCATCCCCGCCTTCAGTTTCATTGTATAATTGATAGTAATTCTCTTTAAGAAATTTAATCCATTCCATTTCTTTTTGATTCGCCTCTTCCCAAGTGGATAGTTGTTCGGCTATTTTGAAGAGAAACTTTTCCTCACCGTATTTATAGATAGCACAGTGGATAGCTTGTTTTCTATTTGATTTGGCATCTGACTTATGACGGGCCCACCTTTTATTTGGGTTGTTAGTAATTCCAACATACATCTTACTATTAACAGTGTTCAAAATTAAATACAAATAAAACATTACCTTCGTCTCCATATAGACGATGTGTTTTATTTGATAGATTTATCGGAGATTATTATGAATATCGCAATTCTTGGCGCGGCCTGGGGTGATGAAGGTAAAGGACATATTACGCACCACTTGTCCAAAGATTATGACTGGATTATTCGCTTTAATGGAGGTGCTAATGCTGGTCATACTATTTATCGAGATGGTGTTAAATATGTTCATAATTTAATGCCATCATTTGATTGGCGTTCCCCTAAGCCTAAAGCCTTCTTAGGCTCTGGTATGGTGATAGATTTACCTCAGCTGCATTTAGAAATTAATAAGCTTTTCGCAATAGATCCCTCTTTGCCAAGCAGAGTATATGTTGACCCTGATGCTTTTGTTGTTCTTGAACATCACAAAGATGAGGATAAGAAACTTAATGGTCATATAGGCTCTACTAATCGAGGCATTGGCCCTGCTTATAAATCAAAAATCGAAAGAAAGGGCATTCGAATTAGAGATTTCCTTAACGGACATCAGCTTGATAATGCTGTTGATAATTGGAGCAAACTTGCTTTTGATAAATTAAAAGAACTTGGTGTTCATTTCAAAGGAGTGTTGGAGATTCAATCTGAAATGAAAAATGCTGACCTATTATTTGAAGGTGCTCAGGGAGTCTTATTAGATATCAATCATGGAATCTATCCATATGTCAGTTGCAGTGATTGTACTATTGGTGGCATTTATTCTAGTGGGTTTCATTTTGCACCACCATCTAAAGTTTATGGTGTAGCTAAATGCTACACAACTAAGGTTGGAGAAGGGCCATTTCCAACCGAATTAAAGGGTGAAGAGGCAGAATCATTACGAAAAATGGGCAATGAGTATGGTGCAACTACTGGTCGTCCAAGACGAGTTGGTTGGTTAGATTTACCAGCATTAAATTATGCTTGCCAAGTTAGTGGAATTACTAATCTAATTATTACAAAATTTGATATTCTAAATGGAATGGATACTGTTCCACTATGTATGTCGTATGATAAAAATCCCACTTGCTCTGATGATTTCTTTAAAGCTAAGCCAAACTATATGGATGTTTTGGGCTGGGATGATCCTAAAAGTGTTACAGAATTAACACCTTTTATTAGTGAAGTTGAATTTGCAACAAAATGTCCCGTTAGTTATATTTCTACTGGAACGGATAATAAAGATATTTTGGAATGGCGTCAGTAGGTTACAGCATGTTATGGAATGAATTAAGTTATGATATGCAGGTGATAGTTTTAGATCGTTTTTCTGCATTAATGACAAAAGAAGAAAATGAAGAAATGCAAATGGCTATGATAGCTGGAATTTCAGAATTAGAAATTTGGAGCAATTCTCCGGTTAATGCGGTTGATGTCATACCTAATGACGAACCATATGTAGCACACGCAGTTTATGCGGAGGATAACCAATGATTCATATTACAGAAAAAGCGGCGCTAAAAGTGAAAGAGATTTCTGAATCAGAAGGCATTGGACATAATACTGTTCGTTTGAAAATAATTGGTGGTGGTTGCGCAGGATTTACTTATGATATGTTTTTTGATGATTCTCCATCAGACGTAGATGAAGTAATAGAATTTGATGGAATTAAGGTTATTGTAGATCCTTTATCTTATCAGTATGTCGAAGATGTTACCATGGACTATACAGTAGATACCATGAGTGAAGGTTTCAAATTTGAAAATCCGAATGTTAAAGGATCTTGCGGTTGCGGAAATTCTTATTCGTTTTAAATATCTCCCCATCTTTTACGTTTATATATAAGCCTAATCATAGTAATAGTTATATTGTATATTTTAGAGAGTGTCCTGTATTTAGCAGCCCTTTCTTTTTTATTAATACAATTACCACATTCTAATCGTATTTTTAATACATCATTAATTGTTAATTTTGAACGTTTCAAAATACCTTCTTTAGGTTGTTTTTTACCTTTCTGGGCTTGGCGTATTAAATTTTTAGTTTTTTGTGAGTGATGTTTTCCATAAAATGTATTTTCATTTCCTAAACGAGTTCCTTTTCTTGCTAAACTCATTTTGTTTTTTGATTCTTGTGAATGCTTGAATCCTGAAGAACCATCTCCACCCTCTGTCAAATTGTATCCAAAATCATTTCCAAATTTATATACATTAGTTTTATAAAACTCAATCCAATATTTTTCACGCTCTAATCCTAATAATTCAGAATCACATATCTCTATTATTTTAAAAGTGAAATTTTCTTTACCATATTTATTAATAGATTTATGAATTAATTGATAAGCGTGATTTGAAGTTGTTTTATGTTTTGCAGTACTTAAATGTTTGGCCCACCTATTTAACGGGTTTTGATTAGATGTTTTACCTACATAAATTTTATGATTGATATTGTTTATTATTTTATAAATGAAAGTTTTATTCAACATAACTTTATGTTATATTATGCATGGATGTGGAAATTCAGTTTCTTTTTAATGAGGATCAATCATGGGTTGTGATATTCATATGTTTGTTGAACGAAAAAATGGTGATGTTTGGAAGTTAGTTCCAGAAACAGAGGGTATTAGACACCCTTATTATAAAGAGGTTTCAGATGCAAAAACCAAGGATTATTTCAATAAAAAAACTTGGTCTCCTGGTAGAAATTATGCACTGTTCGGAATCTTAGCCGGTGTTAGGTCTACCATTTTCAACCCTATTACTGAGCCAAGGGATTTGCCACCAGATGTTTCTGATGAGCTTAAATCTGAATACACTCAATGGTCAAGTGATGCTCATACACCATCTTATTATACTCTTTCAGAGTTATTAGCGTACCAAAATGTTGGAGTGCCTGTTCCATGTTATTTGGACATTTCTCAATATAAAAAATACAAAAAGACTGGTAAAGTTCCGAATAATTATTCTTACTCTCCACCAGTTGGTGTAATAGCGGTATCTAATGAGCACATGACTAGAGTAATGAAGATGGCAGCCTTTTTAGATGAGAAGGAATATTATACTCAGATAGAATATAATATGCCATATAAAGAAGTTTCGCATGCATTTTTCGTGAATATTATTGAGGCAATGCAGAAATTATCTGATAATCCAGATAATGTTCGTTGTGTATTTTGGTTTGATAATTGAGTCATGAAAATAGTTAAAAAATAAATTCTAATGATTGGGCTATTAAAAAATCTCCAGGAATGACTGATCCTAAAATTAAACCTCATTGGTCCTGGGGATTAGGGGATGATGGCATTTTGTATTGTAAAGGGCAAATAGCGGGACATTGTTTTAAGCAAACTTGGTGGCCATATGAAAGAATGGGTTTTGGGATTCCTATTAGCGAAATGCGTAAAATCGTGAAAGAATTTGGACATTTGTTAGTTTTTATTTGAAACTAATTTACATAACTCTATAAATCTTTTTTCATCTAGTTCCATTTTCATTTTGTTAATATCTTTATGAACCCATTGTAAATTTTCAATAACATACCCTTTATTACTATCAATGCGATCTAAAGATGCATCATTAGGATCAGTGGTCTTTTCTGCAAAATCAATTTGTAGTCCGGTAAGGGCGCATTTTCCATTTTGTTGTTCATATAATTTCCATAAATTTTCAATAGATACGTCAAATGTTAAATTTCTAACTTTTGCATTTCTTTCAATTCTACACATTGTTGTTTGCGACAACTCTCCAACACCCTTCCACCCACCTCTATGTTGGCACCCACAATTATTAGTTTTATTTATTTTTTTTAACAATTCTGGCCGCCTATTGACGGTATTTCCACAAATACATTTGCAAATGGCAACTTTCTTGCCATTTTCTTTTGTAAAATTTATTATTGTAAGTTTATCATAAATTTCACCAATTTTAACTATGCAATTTTGATTGAATCTACAATTTGAACATTTTTGACCTTTACGATGCAGATATGTTCCAACAATTTTAAATTGTAGTCCGCAATCACATTTAACAAGAACTTTTCTCCTTTTATGGCCATTTGGCTCAATATAAAATTCATCTAAAATTTCTATAACTAATATATTTTCAAATCTGTCATTTGTGGATACTATTTTGCTCATGACATGTTATATATCACAATATCCACTGTAATTTATGGTACCCAATGCTTTTACCAACTTTTTTCTCCGATTTTAACAAAGATATTTCTTGGTTATCCAAAAATACTATTTATATAACTAAATATGGAAGCCATGCTTATGGCACTAATACAGAATCATCTGACGAGGATTATAGGGGAGTTTTTATACCACCTAAAGAATATTATTTTGGTTCAAAAAAAATTGAACAAGCTGAACTTCATAAACCAGATGTAGTTATTTATGAAATTAGTAAATTTTTCAAATTAGCAGCCGATTGTAATCCAAATGCTTTAGAAATATTATTTGTCAATAATGAAGATATAATTTATTATGACAAATTGGGTGAAGAGCTTTTAGCAAATCGTAATCTTTTTTTATCTAAAAAAGTAAAATTTACTATGACTGGATACGCAGTTTCACAGCTACATCGTATAAAATTGCATAAAAGATATTTGATGAATCCTCCAAAAGTTCCCCCAACTCGGACGAGTCTTGGATTACCGGAACAAACTCTAATTCCTCAAGATCAATTAATGGCAGCTCAAGCTGAAGTTCAAAAAGAACTTGACCGTTTTCAATTTGATTTTATGGAAGGCTTAGAAGAATCAACGAAAATTGGTATTCGTACAAATATGACTGAAATGTTGGCTGAAATGAAAATTACTTCAGAACAACACTGGATGTCTGCTGCTCGAAAAATTGGTCTAAGTGATAACTTTATTGATATCATGCAAAGAGAGCGGCAGTATGCAACTGCTAAACGAGAGTGGGATCAGTATCAAAACTGGAAGAAAACTCGTAATGATACTCGTTCTGCTTTAGAAGAAAAGTATGGTTATGATACTAAGCACGCTTATCATTTGGTAAGATTAATTCGTATGTGTCGAGAAGTTTTAATAACAGGAAAAGTTATCGTGAAACGACCTGACAGAGAAGAATTATTAGCCATTCGTAATGGTGCTTGGACATATGAACAACTTATTGAGTTTGCAGAAAAAGAAGACATTATGCTCAATGAGTTATACAGAACATCTGATTTTCTACCAAAAACAGCAGATAAAGAAAAATTAGACCAACTTCTAATTAAATTAGTTGAAATGTCTTTATCTAAATATTCTTGGTATAATATAAAAAAGTCGTTAAACAAATTTCTGGGAGAATAACTAGATGTTTAGTTCAATAGTAGAAGTTTTATTTGCAG